CTCCCCGCCTGCGGTATTGAGGCTCAGGCTGGCTTCCTCGAAGCGGGTGGTGATGTAGCCCGCCGCATATTTCTGGACGGGCTGACGTTTACTTCTGGACGCTAATTATGGGGCCTAATCGCCCCAGTTGCGATAGATCACCTCAACGGCCTTCGTTGGCCTACCTGCCACCGTGTAGTTGTAGTCAATTTCCCGCTTCGGTAGATCGCTGAATAGGCTGTCCATGTCCGGGTGTTTGTTGATTGAGAGAATCACCTTGCCCTTGCATGAGGTCATGAAGTCGAGGATCTGGACGTACTGTTCGTATCTGAACTCGACGCCATAGCCTTCCACTTTCCAATACGGCGGGTCGCAGTAGAACAGTGTGCCTGGTCGGTCATACTTCTTCATGCATGCCGCCCAGTCCAAATGCTCGATGGTAGTTCTGGATAGCCGGACATGGGCTTCGGCGAGGTCGTGCTCGAGTGACAGCAGGTTGAAGCGTGGTGGGGTGACGGCAGCCGTGCCGAAGTTTTGAAATGCCACCTTTCCACCGAACGCGAGTTTTTGCAGGTACAGGAAGCGGGCGGCTCGCTGGATATCTGTCAGGGTATCAGGCGGCACACGCTTCAATGTCTCCCAACTTTCACGGCTGATTAACACCCATTTAAACTGCGAATAAAGCTCTGAAAAATGGTGTTTAACCACGCGGTAAAGATTGACGATATCGCCATTCACGTCGTTCAGCACTTCTGCCTTGCTGGGCTGTTTGCAGAAGTACAGACCCGCAGCACCGCAGAACGGCTCAACGTAGCATGTGTGTTCAGGTAGCGGCAGAATGTGCTTTGCCAGTTTGCGTTTGCCGCCAATCCACGGCACCAACGGTTTTGGTTTTGTCATATCGATTCATGGTGTGTGGGCTAGTTAAGTTTGTAGGAACGCACATACAAGGTCTGTGCGTTAGGGTTTATCAACAATGTAAAAGCGCGAGCCTCGTTGTTCGAATCGCTCTGTGCGGCCTGTCGAGAACAACGCTGGGGCATGGGTATCGCTCATAGCCGAGATGTAAATCAGCGTCGAACGAGATCGAGAGCGATTCGATGAATCAGTTGCAGATACGACTACCGGCACAGGGCTCTCGAATACGGTCATCGTGGCAGGCATATTGAAGTTGACGGTCAGCGTATTGTCGTCAACGTCAACTGCAGACCAAAGCGCCTTCCAAGCTACAACGCTGGGGTGATCGGAGGTCAGCACCGATTGGCCAGCGGGCAGGATGACATTCAAATGGGTTGGCGTTGGCCCAGAGAGGATCGGCAAATCAGGATCAAGTCCACCAACAATAGTGACCAGTCGTGTCGCTGTCCCTACGTTTTCAGCTGCATCCTGAACCGTATAAAAGATCGGATAGTCGCCCTCGACTGTATGATCAACAGCGCCACTGACATCCACATCATCCGTCAGATCGCCATCCACATTATCGATCGCCACATAACCGCGCTCTTCCCAAGGCACGCCGAGCGGCCACTCCAGATCCCCCAGAATCAGTGCAATGACCGGCGCGACGGTATCGCCTACGGTCACACTGGTGAGAACAGCTTGTACGCCATTTACATCTATCACTGTGGATCGAGACGCGCCATAAGTCGCGCTCGCTGTGTGGCGCGGCAGAATATACATGCCGTTCTGCACTTGCCCAGAAACAGACGTGAACGCGCTCCAGTTTGAGTTATCAGTAGAGAGCGCATATTCTCCGTTGGTAACGGTAAGCGCGAGGCCTTGCCCTGGAGAGGCTCCCAGGACTCTGAAGGATTGGAATACGACGATTTGTGACAAGGGATGATTAAACAACACCTGGTCATCGAAGTCGTCAGGAACCAGATCATACACTGGCAGCGTCGTGACATTGATCGTAGTGATCTCGCCACCCAAAGAAACATTAACGCCCCGGAACTGCACCTGGTACGTCACACCTGACGCAAGCCCGGTCAGCTCCAGCGGCTCTTCGTAGTCAAACCAGATCCCACCGTTCACCCGATACTGAATGCCCGTGATATCAGCGCTGGGATAGGATGCATGGATTGTGGCGCTGTTCTCGGTCGTGCTGTAGCTATCTACAACGACCAAATCCAACGGTACATCGCCTGAAAAATCCCACAAGCTCTCGTTGCCACGCGCATAGTTGTCACTCGCATCGACCACCGCAAAGCGTACTTGCTGAATTGCCTCAAACCCTCCAAAACCGTTGGTGTCAATTATCACCAAGCCTTTGGACGTCATGGACACTGGCAGTCCGTCAGGAATGGTAAATGGTGCAATATCCGGCTGGTCAGCAATGGCGATCGTAGAATAGAGGTGGGCTTTATTTGCTCTGCGAAACGGGCTGTCTGGATGCAGGTCGTTGTAGCCGACGGTCAACGTCACGGATGAATCATGGTAAACATCTTCGATGCCATCATAGACCGATAGTGCGCTGTGCAACGTCGCGCTGAATGCCACACCCACTTCGCCATCGACAGTTACAACAAACTCATAACTGGCCCCGATTTCCTTGCCGGACAACGGTAACGTTGCTTGTATTAGTTGTTCGGACACAACCGACACGACCAACGGATCACCATCGAAGGTTGCAGTAACAGAGCCTGCGGCCATCAGATCTATTGTGTCCGCTATTTCAATGTCTGCTACGGCTCCGGCTCGGCAGTTCTTGACAGAGATCACCTGGGCCGCCGGATCAAGAACAACAACGCCATCAAGAATCAGCGTGTTGCCGACTACAATGGTGCGCGTAACCTCGACTGCAACATTGCCAAAATTATCGGTGTAGTTGTAAGTGACAACGTATGTGCCTGCGCTGGTTTCTACCGTGTCTCCACCGACAATCGCGTCGCCCGTTCCGTCGACATTATCAGTCCAAACCGCACCTAATTCGGTATAAGTTTCTCCGACCAACAATGTCATGGTCGCAGGCCCGTTCAGCAGAATTACCGGTAACTCGGTATCCGCATCGAGAACTACTACACCATCAAGATCAAGCGTCGGCATGGGCGCTACTCGTAGTCAACAGAAAGACGCGTACCACCTGAGGATGCCGACGCCATTGCTACGCCCAAGGGTATATCCGCTCGAGCATCACCATTACTGGTGTTGGTAATGTTGGCTAGTGCAACTTGTGATCCTGGAGGGCCGATCCGCGCAGCGGTAACCACGCTGCCCGTCGGCATATTAGAAAGAGAAATCAGGACATTTTGCTGCCCACGCCGTACCTGGTTAGTGCCATTGATATTCACGATTGCAGGAGGCGACTCTAAAAACGCAAACGGAGCCGTCGTGTCTGCGATAAATTCAGCATCCGTACTCAGACCAGTAAGCACGAGAATCATTGATAAGTTTGCGATAGCGCTGGTGCCAACGGAGGGCATCACCGGCACACTCTGGAATCCAGACTCCAGCGCACCAGAAATATTTGCATCCGTTAGTGTTTGAATGACGCCATTCAAACATGCCTTGAGTGGATCAGTCGTGCTGCCATAGTGTGCGCCCAGTGCGTGTCCGGTATTGAATTCCGCATCTGAGCTGAACGAGTTCGCATTCCATGTGCGATCGCCGAGGTTCGTGCCCTCGTACGCGAGCTGATAACGTCCGCCGGACGCATAGTTATAGTCCATCCGGACCTTGTTGCGCGCCTCGTTCAAATAGAGAATCTGCACATTACAAACCCCTCCGCCTGACGTTCTTGGGCCGCGTTGGGCCACGACGGAGATGATCGTGAAATTGTCGTCGGGCACCTCAATATTGGGTAAGACGCAACCAGCAACGCACTGCCTGGACGGCCCGACAGCCGCATCTACAACCGCTGCCGCTCCCGTGATCGCCAAGGCTGTGTCCGTCACAATTTCTTTATCGACACCGCCACCATACACGTAACAACGGAATACTCGCCCCGCGCGAGGATGAGTAGACTTAATACCGGATATGACGCTTGGTTTGCTGAAAATCATTGTTGCACGGCTCCTACTGTCGTTGTTGCGCCTCGCAGGTTCCCGTAAATATCCCTAGTAGGCGTCAGAGGTATCGTCGGTTGCGATCGCAACGGAGATCCAGCAGCAACCGAGACTTGAACGCCAGAGACAGTCAACAGCGGGTCATCTGTAATGGCGTAAGAATCAAACGTCGGTGATGTGGTTGCGCCCGCAGAATAAAACCATGAATTGCGTGAACCAGAGGTATTATCGAGTTTTGAATCCGCCTGATATCCCGCACCGACGAACGGTAAATTCAACGCCGTTACGCAAACGTTGTAGCTCCAGAACACGTCGACATTGTCAGCTGACCCTTCGTAAGCGAGGCATGATCGACCCCCGCCAGGGTTGTTGTCCGACGCCCAACCGATGATCGTATTGTTGTAGGTATGCATGCGCCCATTGAGGCCTCCAGAAGGGGGATTGCCAGAATCGTAATAGGCGATCGCTTCAGCATAGGAACCTTCGGAGGTCGTATACGCCGAACCATCCCATCCACCTTGATCGCTCTTTAAACCTACATTGATAAGCACGTTGTTGTAGACATAAGCATCTGCCGTCCAACCACACGTGCTGGCAACAACAATGCCCGCGCCACCTTGGTTCACCACGACGTTGTCATGAATCAACAGCGGCCCGGTCAAATCGCCACAGCCATCTCCCTGATCATAGTTGTGTATGCCATTTCTAGGATGATTGTCGTGCAAGTAATTCCAACCAAACTCCCAAGGAGCAACCAACTCACCGGAGCCATCGCGAATACTCATGTACGTTGTGTGGTGCAGTCGATCGCTGGTCTCACATCCGTACGAATCGATTTCATTCCCATAAATTTTGTGGTCATGCACAAAGTTGCCGAACAAGCTATTGCCGTAAATGGCTCCCTGCTGACCAGAGGAACACCGACCCGGTGGTTCTGAAATGTAGTTGCTGACGGTACGGCCCCATGCGTTGGTTTTGACACCCGTCGTATCACCAGCAGTACACGGGTTCCTTTGGCCGTTCGCATCGACATCACAATTGGATGCAAAAATCGTAAACTTGGATACGACATTCCCTTCTGCGTTATAACTTGAAATACCAAGTTGACCGGTAACTGTTGGCTGATAGCCGGGATAGGCAGTCAACCCCATCTGATTATTGGTCGTGCTTTTTACCGTCTGATTGCGGAAGTAGATTGCGCGATCACCGGTATGATTCACATCATGCACGTAGATGATTGAACCCGGCGGAGCTACGCCTGATCCGGCTCTGTCAGGATTGCCACCTTCAACAGCCCAGTTCGCATCAGGCCATGGGGCCGTGAAGGTGCCAGGATTTGATTCTGACCCTGTCGATTTCACATGATAGATATTTCCCGGTCGCACCAGAAATGGTAACGATGTCCAGTCACCACCACTGGTTGTGATACGGATGATGCCTTGGCCCATTGCACTATCCGGAATCGATATCGCAATTTCCTGCATGCGATGGGATTCATACAAATTGGCAGGCCCGCCCGGTGCGGTGCCGTCGGCATTTTTCCAATAGTAGACATGAGGCACACGAGCCACCGCAGTGGCATCGATAAACTCGATCACGCTGGTGCCCTGAGTGGCACCTAAATTTTGCCCCCAAAGCGTCACGATCGTGCCGCTGCCCAATCCATCACCGAGACCAGTATCCGGGCCGTTCGTAAAGTCCGAAAAGTTTATGACTGCCGAACCAGTCGCCTGCGGTTTGAGCAGAAACTCGGTATCCACACCATCGGGCACAACGTCTGAAATGATGAGCCCGCCCTCCACACGCTGCGGAATGGAGTCGTCTTCCGTCATGATCACGCCACTCGCGTGAATCGCGAGCATCGTGACAAACAAGCCAAAGATGAAAGGTTTAAATTGCATTTACACCTCCACCCAAACAATGGCGTCGACGGAATCATGGTCAACCGCTGCGGCAACCTGGTCACGCACGTCATCGAGCGCGACCAGAATTTCCTGCTTGTGCGCTGCGCCAATATTCAGCACCTGCTGAAGTTGTGCAGCTGTGTGTAGCCTGCGCGCCCACACGTCGTTTTCATCAGCACAAGGGAATGGCAGATCCAGCCCGGTGGAAACCGCACCTATCAAGTTGATCTGATCGGTCGCTTTGCCACCGTAGTGATGCAAGCCGCCCAATGCGGCGCAATTGAACCCGGCGGTGATGTTGTTGCCCGCCTGGATTTCGAGGTGCGCGATATGCACCGCTTTGTATTCTGCCAGCGGCAGTGGCTGAGCCAGCTCGGCCACTTTGGCGGCATGAGCATCGACAAAAGGCTGCAATGACGCCGGGTCGTCAAACGGCAGGTTGTGCGTAACGTCGCGGAACTGCACTTCACCTTGTGGCGTGTTGGCATCGTCCCAGTGAATCGCCCAGATGTTCGAAATGTTCACGGGAATGGTGTTGAAATCGACGCTCAGCGCGTGGCCGTCGAGAATGATCAGATTGTCATCAGGAATAACGCTCAGTTTCATGGTGTCAGGCTCGCGATATAGTCCGCACGAATGAAGGGCGCCAGCGCGAAATATGGCGGGCGGACGTCAACGTCGTGGGAGTGGTTTGGTTCTGTACTTGAAGATGCGCCGTGGTTGTGCGCTTCACCGCCGCCCGCATTCTGAATTGATGTTGAGTCGGTACCTCCACCGCTGTATCGACCTGATCCGCCTTCAGTGTCTCCGGAGCCCGATAGCAACTGTCCCGTGAGCGTGTGGTTGTGCACAGGCATCTGTGCCGTGGTCAGGGTGTGGTTATCGACTGTGATGGTGTGCGAATGGCCTCCGGCGCCATCGGTGCTTTTCGTATTCGCACCACCGATATCGCCGACGTCATAACTACCACCAGCGCCAACAGCGAAACGATCTAGCAGATCAGGCGTGCCACCAGTCCCATCGCACAACAGCCAGCCCGGAACAGGGTCTGGATCGTCCAGGTCTACGTAATGCCAGGTGACTTGCGACCAGGGCGCGGCAATGTTGATCGCCTGCAGCAGCTGCGTGAGGTTGTTTTCGGCGGGGGTCAGGCCAAAGCCTGTGATAACCGCCAGCAATTCGTCGTAAACTGCATTCATGTGAGCCGCTTTGTCGCGAGAACTCAGAATGCCTTCAGACGGATTGCCATCTGTGAACTTGCCGCTATGGAGTCGTGAATCCGAGTCGGAAACAGGGTAATGCATCGTCGTACCTACGCATATGAGAACACCAATACTCTGTGATCATGCGCGTAGTGACGGAGGGCACATTCCAGTTCGGCATTACCGTAGGCGGTATAGTCGCCGCCGTAGCTGGAGATATAAGTGCGAGGGGAAATCGTCGTCGGTGGCGCATTCACACGCCACACATAATTCCACTCATCACCAGAGGGCGCCACGTGAAACGTTTCGCCGGTGGGTTTAACAACTGCGAGGTTTCCGGCTGGGCCGGGGCTGGTCGGGGTAAATTCTGTGATGGTGATTGTAAAGCCAAGTCGGGCGGCTACGTCAATAAATAGTTGAGCATCTTGTCTGCCGACAAATACGTAACGCTCGATCATCGCGGCGCGGCGCTCTTCGACGGTCTGCACAGCAGTCACACATGCATCTGGAAGCCCCAGTTCGCGCTCCCATTCATCGAACAGTGCCGTGGCGGTCGCTGGGCTCATTTCCAGCACCAGCTGTTCGCTCAATGCGTCGATCGCTTCAAACTCTGCCGCCAGCGCTTCAAACAACACTGCCCAGTTGCTGTTCTCCGAACGCGGCCACGCCAACCCAGTCGGCAGGCTGTGCAGCAGGATATCGCGGATCTGCTCAACGGTCAGTGACATACGCGTTTACCCTGGGAACGTGGTGGTGCCGACGACAGCATATTCACTGACATCGATGTCAATGTTGGTCGTGAGGGTGATGCTGAAATCCACAATTCCCGGCGCATTGCTGATTGCGGCTCGGATTTTGTTGATGTACAGAATGCTGTCGGAGCGGGTCTCGCGTTGCAGCAAATCCTCCAGCTCTGCGACCACGGCGGCTTGCATTTCGGGCGTGTTCGGGTTCAGCCAGACAAACTCCAGATCCAGCTCACGGGCCGTCGGCGCGAGTACCAGCACATGCGCCTCGACTGGTTTCACGGTTTGAATGTAGTCATTGACGATGGCGACCAGTGGCGCGCTGGGAATCGGCGACGGCAGATCATCGGTGACAAACCGGACGATAATCTGGCCGATCTGGTTCTCGTGCGCCGAGACCCACGCTCGCGTCACATCGACCGATGCGGCCTTGGCCCACGCCTCATAGTCATAGTACTTCCCACCCATCGGTGGCTGCTTCCGGCGGGCCTTCACACGCTCGCGAAAACGGCTGATCGACTCGATATCTGCACCTGCACTTAAGCCCCCGGCCGCAACGGTCGCATCGCTGTCCACTCCCGCCAGCGGCGTGACAAACTTCAGGGCTTCACCGGCGGTTAAATTGCCGTTAACCCCCGTTTCAATGGCGGTGATCGGCACGTTGGTCGCGCCTGCGAGGGTAGTATCAGCCGTCACACGAAAGCGCGTACCATTCGCGTGTTTCACCACTGCGCCTTTTGTGACAGTGGTGCCGTCCGTCCCTGCGCAGACCATTTCACCCACTGAGAACGCAGGTGGCACGCGCACCAGGCCCAGCTCGCCACCCACCTTAATCAGCGTCTCTTCATCCGTGGTGTCCACGAATATGTTGTTCGCAATCGCCCGTTGATTCAAACGCAGGCCGTAGGCCAGTGCAGCCAGCGCATTCACCATTTCCGTGTGGCCAGTGCCACGCGTGTGCGCATCCACTGTTCTGCCTGCACTCTGGTGATGCAGCTCATAATTGTCTGCCAATGTCTCGCGAATACTCTTCAGGCTCGGGACGTTCCAAGGCATCAGATGATCTCCAAATTGAGCGGCTCGCGCTGGGTGTATGTTTGTCCATTGTTGAGGTGGGTGGTGATGGTGATCATCGTGCCGTGCGCGGTGGCGCGTTCGACTGCAACATCAATTGCGGCCGCATGGCCTTCGGCAACAATCCACGTCAGTGCTTCACGGCAAATATGTTCGAGTTCGACCAGCAACTTCGGGGTGATTTTCTCCCGGCGTTTCGTCCACAACAGTGAGCCGAATGAATCGGTGTACAGCATGTCTGACCAGCAGCCCCCCGCATTGCTGGCCGGGTCGCGGCGGTCCGTGAAGAGGCTGGCTTTAATCGCGCTGGCGATGTATCCGGCATCATCATCAACACGAATATCGGCCAGGTCGAAGGTCATGGTTTGGTTGTTGAACTTGTACGCAAACGCACTCATGGAATGACGCCTCCTGTTGTGCCATCGCCCTCGGTACCGCCGCTGTGTTCGTGGTCGAGGCCAATCGAAGTACCATCACTTGTGATGCCGCCAGTGAATGCTGCGGCACCGGTGAAGTTTGCTGCGGCCGCAAAGGTCGCCGGGGCGGTCATGGTGACCGGCAAGCTGAATGCTCCATTCGCGGCACACACGAAATTACCGGCCAGAATGCTCGTGCTTTGCTCCAGAATCGTGGTGCCTTTCACTTGCAAATTACCCTGCACCAGACAGTCGGCACTGCATTCGAACAGCGGCGTTTCGGCATGCACTCGTGTGCTGGCTTTGATGTGGGCTTCGCCGCCATCCGTCAGGTGAACGTAATCGCCAAACTGGTTGTAAACCGCTACTTCACCAGCGTTCAGCTCGAACTTGTACTGGCGGTTATGGGCCATGATGACCAGCGACTGGGAGCGTGAGCCGCCCAGGGAAACAACGATGTGCTCCGAAGCGTTCGGCGTGCGACTGGCAAAACCGAAGGGCTCGATGTGTTCGTGCTCGATGGGGCTCGCTTCGCTGGCCATTTTACTTTGCAGAATGTGCAGGCCGTTCTTGTAGCTGTCATGCGTTTGCACGCCCCGGTCGACCAGCACACGGATCATGCGCAGAATACGGTTCAGGATTTTCATGCGCCCCAATCCCCATTCGCATCATCCGGTACCGGCAACTGATCCAGCACATAGTTTGGCATCACGGTGATTTCCGTTTTCGCGCCGTCTTCGCCCGCGCTCATGACGGTTTCCATGATCGTGCGTTCATCCTTGATATTGGCATAGGGGTCATTGATGCGAACACGCATGCCGGGCCGCCATGTCTGGCCGTTGTCCTGATCCCAGCCCAGCACGGTGTACGTGTGGCTTTCGGAGCGGCCCCGGTGGACGCGCTTTTGCAGGTTGGCGCGGGTCGCCAAATCATCTGGCTCACCCTCGAACCCGGCCACCACCACAATCTGGCGGAAACGTTTGATCACATCCTCATCGGCTGCATAGGGGTGCGCAACATCGTCCGCCTTTGGCAGCACGGGTGACGGGTTATTGCTGATCAGGTGGTAGCGGCTGAACAGCTCACGCGCGGACATCTTGCCGCTGGACTTCACGATATTGCGACCCAGCGCCAACACGGTGCCGCTGAGTTCGCTCAGCTTTTTGCACAGCACCAGGTCACCCGTCGGGCTATCGCACAGGCGCACAGCGCGCATGCGGGCCAGCTCCTCGAGAAACTCGAAATAGGTTTCGCCACTGGTGATTTTCGGCGCGGTAAACGCCTTGCCTTCTTTCGCGGAGTCGATGACCGAAATACCAAACGGCTGGCAAAGCTGGGTGGCAATATCGGCCAGGTTCAGTCCGTTGAAGGGCTTGTCGAATCCGGAACAATCGACCAGATCGGCCACCTTGCTGCGGCCACGCACGGTGAGGCGGTGGCTGTTGGCGTCGTATTCGGCATCGATGTCATCGACGTAGCCGGTCAGTAGCAGTTCATCACCGTAGTACAGCTTCACTGCATCGCCACGCGCAATGCGGCGCTTGCTGTCGTCTCGCCAGGGGTTCTCGACCGCGAGTTCAAATTCCCATGGCACATATTCGAGCGAGCGGGTCACGCGGACAGAATGCCAATCGACAAATTTGGTACCGTTCACGGTGAGGGAGATTTTACGCATTGGTCAGCACCTCCAGCACCGTCCCGGCCGCAATCCGGCAGGGCTGGCGCAGAGCGTTGCGGCGTACAACATCTTCGGTTTTGTCGGCGGTACCGTAAACGTCGTGGGCAATCACCCAGGCAGGCAGCGCAATACCATATTGCACTGATCGAACACGCGGCAGGCGGATGCCCGTCGCGTCGATATGGCGGTAGAACCGGGCACCGGCTTCGGTCAGGGTGGCATAGGTATCGGCATCGCCCAGCGCGGCCAACGCTTCAATATCGGCAATCAGCTCATCCCGCACCGCCACGGCTGCACTGTAGCTATCGAATGGCGATTGGCCGTCTTCACGCACCGGGCTCAGTTGCGCCACCAGGCGCATGGTTTCCAGCGCCAGCGTGGTGTTCAGGGTGCGGGTGAGCAGCTGGGCGTTGGCCATGCGCACGCGGTGGTCGGGTGTGATCGGGGTGCTGATCTCGGGAATGGACAGGCGCATATTACGGTAGCGGTTCAGCGCGTTGCTGATGTCGTCGCCGACACTGAGGACGCCGTAGTACAAGTCCTTCAGGCTGTTGACCAGGTTCGCAGGCTGGCCGATCAGATCACCCAGCTGGTTGCCGATATCGTCGATGGTGCGAGTGAATTCAGACACGGGGGCCAGCGAGGCATCAATACTGCCGTTTGCCTGTCGCAAGGCGCTCAGGCCACCCTTGACGGTGTCCATGGCGGCTTCGCCGAAGCTGCGCTTGCTGGTGTCCAACTTGTCGTCTGTCTCGGCCACCGCAGCCGCCGTTCCGGCATCCGAAGCTGCGTCCATTTGCGCAACCGTGTCCAGCTCAGGTTCTGGCAGCAACTCACGCGGCGGCAGAAATTGCAGGCTGTAATCTACACGGGCCCCCCGGAATGAATACTGGCACTGGCCGGGCAGTACACGCATTGCGCCCAGGCGCGGGTGTACCAGCACGTTTTCGCCAGCGTTCAGCGCATCGACCAATGCGAGGTGTCGCTCGTGAAGGTCGCCATCGTTGTCGAGCAGGAAGGCGCGTACCGTGAACGCCGCATGCAGCTGGCCCAAGTCCTCGTAACTCACCCGGTCTGAGAAGGGATAGTTGGTCAGTTGAAAGCGGCGGCCGAACTCACCGGCGCTGCCGTCTTCAACGAAGAATCGCAGGCCTGCGAATGAGGCGGGTAACAGATCGTCGATCCAGCTGGGCATTAGTAGAGTCTCATGGAGGGGCCGAAGGAGCCGTTGATCGCGACATCGACATCTTTATTGTCCGCGTCGTTCTTCGTTTTCATGTTGATCAGTTTTGAGGCATCCGAATTCAGGCCGACTTCCACCTGCAAGCGATAGGCCTCCGTCGCCTTGACTGCCTGCGCAGCGTCATCGGACACCAATGACATGGCTTTCGCGATGTATTCGCCAATTGCATCATGAGTCGATGAACCCTCGATCAGGGTATTGATGGAGTCGCCAATTGCGGAGCCGACTTGATACGCACTCACCAAAGCCGTTAGGCCACCCGCACCCGCTGCCAGCCAACCCACACCGACACCGGCCATACGTGCGCCTGCGCCTACCTTGCTCATTACAGATGTTTTTGGCGTCGCTGCCTTGGCCGCTTTGCCTTTTCCTTTGCCGCCGCGCTTGCCTTTCTTGTTCTGGTTGCCGACAGGGCCGCTGGCATCGGACAGGCCGCCCATGCCGTTGACGACAAACACCGGAATGGGGGCGCCCATGGAACTGGCCGCACCGGTCAGCGCGTTGGCCGCACCCCCTGCCGCGCCGCCTTTTCCCTTGCTGAATTTGTCGACTGCCCACAAGCCGCCGCGCATGACCTTCGCACCAGCAAACATGGTCAGCAAGCCCACGCCGGCATCCAGCAGGTTGTCGAAGATCCGCTCCATATCTTTATCGTCGAGGTCTTTCAGCGCATCTGCCAGGCTTTGGATCGGACCGCCCAAATTGATGTCAGCAAAGCGCTCGGCCTGGTTCGAGATCGCACGTAGCGCACCGGCTGCGGTTCCTGCGATGCGGGCCGAGTCATTCATAAACCCGGAGCCATCGGCAACCACTTTGAAAAAGCCATCCAGACTGGCGATTTCGCCGGTCATGTTGAATTCTGCAATCCCGGCATTCAGAGCGGTCATTGCCGTTTGATCACCAATAATCTCATTGAGCAAGGTACCGCGCCCGTCGGCGGCTTTGATAATTTCTTCATACAGCTCGTTGATCGGGCGCAATACCTCTTTGCCCTGTTTCGCCATCTCCGGGTCATAGAGGGTGACGCCCAGGCGCTTGATGCCCTTGATCTTTTCGGCCTTTTGCATCACCAGAATCAGGTTTTCAAAGGCGGTCGCCGCTTGTTCGGAGCTTCCGGTGCCCATGCGAATACTCTGCAATGCCGCGCCCATTTCGCGGACGGCATTGACACCGGTTCGCCCGGTAGCAGCATAGGCGCTGAACACACGCGGCCCCAAGGCGGCCAGTTCTTTCAGCGTGAACGCCCCGGCCTTGCCTTGCTCAACCAGAATATCCATGGCTTCACGGACATCCTTCGGGTCGATGATGCCCATTTTTTTGAACTCAGCCGCGATGCCCCCAATCGCCTTGCCTTCGGCACCTGTCGCGCTGAGTGCCATGCCGAAGTTTTCGAGGTTGTCCTGGGCAAATTTCAGGTCGCCCGTTTTCTCGATCACCTCTTCAATGGATTCGGTCAGTTTCGACGCATCGACACGGATGTGTGGCAGGTTGGCTGTTTTGTAGATCTCACCCCTGAGCGACTCAACCTTCTCTCGGGTTTGATTCGACGCGACGCCCAGGTATTCAAACTGCTCTTGCAGCTTGATGACGTTGCGACCGGCCAGTACCAGACCGCCGCCCGTTGCCATGGCTGTCCAGCGGTTGCCGAGTCGTCCAATGGTCTGATCGAGTGAGGCCGCGCTGCTTCTCAGCTTGGCGAGGTGGCGGGCGCCATTCTGTGACGTATTCTTGAGGGCGCGCTCGTTGCGTTCGGCTTGTGATTGCAGGTTGCCAGTCATGTCTACCCTGACACTGGCTTGCATTTCCTTGTCAGTCATGTCTGGTGTCCCGAATCAGGTTGAGCAGTTGTCGATCAGTCAGCCTGGCCAATTCGGACAGGCTGTTATGGGTGCGGCAGGACAAGCGGTTGATGCAGTACCGGAAGAGCCTGGCTCTTCCGATCAGGACTCCCCCGCCTGCGCCACCTCCGCCAACGCATCGTCGAACTTTTCCGATTCGGACAGCATCACATTGATGGCCATGGGCGAGAGCTTTACCCAGATCGAATCCGGAATCGGCGCGGGAATTTCGCCAATGCGTTTGATGCGCGCGCGCAGTACCAGCAGCGCCATTTTCGTCGGGCTCGGGATCAGCTTGTAATCAGTGATCACGTTGCCTTTTTCGTCTACGCCGACGGGCACCTGAATGCACTTTTCGGCATGCTCCAGACACTCCGCATACTGCACGCCCGTCAGTTCCGTCAGCTCGACCTCGGTCTGCGCAATGCCGTCGATCTTCGGGCCGTCCGGTATCTCGAACAGGTGCGAAGCCATTACTGCACCTCGCGTGCAGAGATCGAGTGGAAGGTCGCGGCGATACGGCCTGTGCTGAGCGACGGCGCACCCACACACCGGGCATCGGTCATCAGGTAGGTTGAACCCTCATCCGTCTGTACCATGATCGCACCACGAAAATCGTTGATGGTTTGCAGCTTGATGTTGGCGGTTTTGAAGATGGAAACGTCCAACTTGGCAGAGCGATGCTTTGCACCGAAACCCACATCGCCTTCCTCACCGCTTTCCAGCGAGTGTTCGCGGCCTGCGGGCGTGTAGGTGCCCGAGTCCACCGCGACGCGGCCAATGCCCTCGAAATCCACATGCAGTACATTTTCAACATTCATGATTCTGACTCCTTACGCAACGGTCGCTTTCTGCATGATGGATCGGACGAACTGCTGGCGGTTGTTCTCAACCGGGTTCGGGTTGTCGATGATCTCCAGCCGGTTGCCGTTTTTCACCACTTCAGGGTTGTAGCTTTCCGGCGTTTCACACCAGCCCAGCGTGCCGCACATAAAATTGGCGTACCAATCCGCCAGCAGACCCTTGGCCTTTTTCGGCGTCATGATGGGCTGACCCTTCGGCAGATTCGGGCTGTCTTCTGCCAGCTTGTCGCGCGCGTACGGCGCGAACAGAATGCGTTGCTGGTAGCGGTACATTTCGTACCACTCGATGGTATTCAAATAGAGCAGCGAATCGTCGGGCAGCCCCTGCGGATTCTCCTGGTACATCGTGATCATCGCCTCGATGTAAATCGAGTCATCGGAGCCCACGGCGTAGGTGCTGATACCATCGAACAGAAGCAGATCTCGCTGCGTGTCGATGAACCGATCGACGACTGCAGGCGGCTTCACATTGATGACTTTCAGCGATCGCATTTGACGTGTGGGATCGTTGGCCAAACTGTTTGAACAGACGGTAGCGATCGCAGACGCCCAGATCCAGGGAGGCGTATCGGACATGCCTGTACCCATGCACGTCACATGCGGATTGTTCCGGCTGTCGCCGAAGGCTGCTGCAGTAGCGTAAGTGCCACGAAATGCGCAGAACGCACGGCCACCAATTTGCTGCGCAGGCAGGAACCGGCGATCCATCTCTGTTTCCAACGCTGTCATGTTGGTTGCGTCGGTATAAGGCATCACGATCCAGCGGTACCAGTCGCTACCCATCACGTCCAACACATCGGTGATGTCCGGGTTACCGGTACCACCTGTCAGGGTGATTCGACCGTCGTTGGACATCGTGGGCGAAGTGACCAGGCTGGATGCCTCCATCCGGATCTGCACGGTGATGGCGTTGCCACATTCACCTGCGTTTTTCGCGGTAAAGTCGATCTGTTCGGGTGTCGCGTTTGGCGCAGCGGACACTGGCAAATCAGTTGCCGCATTGATAGCCGCCACCAGCTGGGTGACGATCGTCGCCGCAGCATCGCCCGCAATCATGCCTGCAGATACTTCACGACCACCGATACTGGCCACCAGTCGGCCTGTGTGAGACGCCGTACCGGTGAACAGAATATTTCCCGTCGCCGCCACACCACCGCTGCCGCCGGGCAAGTCGTCCAGTGCGATCGCATAGACTGAGTTACCAGGATTGTTTGCCACCACGGTCACCAGCATGTTTGCCAGCATAGAGCCACGACCGAAATAGGTCTCGGCTTCAGCGACAGTGGTAATGCGGCGCGGATCAAGAGCAGGCGCGGTACCGGCTGCCAGACGCTGGCCCACCACCAGCAAACGCCATGCTTGCTGGCCGCTGTTGGCTTGGCTCGGGTCGAGTTCACCCTGAAAACCCGGCAGACGGGTGTTGGTAAAAATGTTGTTGAAAGAAAATACGCTGCTCATCGCTTACACTCCTTTCTTGGTCGCGGACTTGGGAGGCGTTGTTTCAACGACATCTTCGTCGCGCAGGAATCGACGCAACCGAGGTGAATCAATAATCCATTCACCCTCTGCAGCGATGTTCCGGCCGAGTTCCGGGTGGCGCGGTTTACGGCCTGCGCCCGGCTTCACAAAGCGCTTGCCTTCATTCTCATTCATCGTATGTCTCCTGTGATTGCATTTTTGGCACATCGATCAAGCTATCGTCGCCGGGCCAAAAGTGGTCTGCGTCGTAGCCATTGAAGTCTTCCATTGCGGCCCATTCGGCCTGTAGGGCTTCCGCATTCATGGCCACCGCCTGCCACCAGTTCACGCGCCAGAACGAAAGGTGGCCCAGCTGCTTGTTACTGCCTGCGGCGATGGGCTCTGCGGTAAGTTGGTAAGGTTTGCTCACAAACGACTGACCAAATTTATTGTTGTACAGCGTGGCGCATAGCATCTCTGCCATCATCGTCGCCTCACTTGCCGCAGCGGTGTGGCTCTTGGCATGCTTGGCGACCACTACACCTGTGAACCGGCAAGACATGACCAGGCCGTATTCATTCAGCACTGCGGCCTCTTCCGGGCGGGCGTTCTGCGCATTGCTCACACCGAAGAACAGCGCCGGTGAACTGAACGACCGCTGCATGACCAGGTCTGGCGTGAACGGCCCGGGGAAAATCTCAACCGTTTTCGCGCCGGTTAACACGGCCTTAAACTCGGTTTCCATCGCGGTTAACAGGGTGTTAATTGACATCGTCGAGCACCTGTTTGTAGAACTCCAAGGTTGTCAGCACAATTTCTTCCTCTAAGTACGAATTCAGACCCAGATAGGGCCGCGCCTCAATCTTGGTCGCACCGTTGCGGCCCGTATCACCGCCGAACTGGTGGATCGCGGCATATTCCATATTGCTTCCCACCTCGACACTATTGCCGCCATCACCGACTTTATAAGTGATCGAGTCACTCAAATGACCATGGTCAATCAGCGTCTTTGCGCTTCCGCTCGGTGCCTTCTTTCGCTTTGAGCGTGCTGCGATTGTCTCTGGCTTGATGGGCGGCCAGGGCGTTCCGTCCGGCCCTTGCTGCTTCTCGAAGTTCAGCCTCGTTTCGGAGACAATCGCCTCACCAATGGTCGCTGCCAGTTCTTGGCGTTGTGCCTCCTTAAGTGCCTGGAAGGCTCGCCTCGGCTCTTCGAAGTCGAAGTGGTAATCGAGTTTGATGCCTGCCACCAGTTCTCTCCATTCAGCAACTCCCGAAGGAAGCCCGTCACCCCTGCGATTTACCGGCGACTCTTGAACCGGATGGAGGCAGCAGGCCGGGCTGAGGGTGTTACGTGCGCCACCGCCCCCTGGGCTCGTTCATTCAATAGCTGGACAAATCTGTCCGCGCCGGAATCGCTGCCGTGTGGTAGCCGTCTTCGCTGGCACCCACACTCACGCGCGGCGCGTTCGGAATGATCGCGTTGTCGCGGGCGAGGTCGTTCAGCCACTTGATCCAGCGTTGCCGGGCGTTCTCGATGGTCTGCGACATATTGTCCGCATCGTCGGCCAGGTAGGCGCGGGACAGTGCCAGGCAACATTCGCGCAGCGGCGATGCGGCCACCGCATCGAGCGGCAGCGGCAACTGGTACCGGGCACCGATCAGGCTGTCCATAAAGGCCGACTGCCGTTCCAGTGCATCTTCCGCGCGCTCGACTGCCGCCGCGATGGCGCCTTGTTCGTCTGCCGTGTACAGCAGCAGGTCATCGCCTGCTAGGTAATCGACGAGCATTGCCTCCGTCAGCAGATCTTGCTCATCACTCAGCAGCTGTGAGATCTCGGCAGCGCCGAATTGGCGGCAGAGTTCAGCGAGCGTTGCGTAGGCCATGTTCGTTTCTCACATCAGGTGGAGCGTGGGGACAGCCGGTGCCGCTGCTCCATACGGCACCGCCCCCTTCGCGTCGTGGGTTATGACTTTGCTGCCTTGGCCCGTGCTTTCGCTTGGGTTTGGGCGGGCATTTCGGTTTTGGCTTCTGGTGCTGGCTCTGGCTCTGAAGCCTGGGCCACCGGAGCCGGTTCGGCTGTTGGTTCAGCGGCAGTGGGTTCCGGCGGCGTGCCAGAATCTTCCTGTTTTGCGGGTGCCTGCTGAACCTCCCGCACCGGGCAAGGTTTCAGCGTTTTAAACCCGCGCAACTGCTCGGGCGCAAGGTCGACCATGCAGTCAACCTTGCGCTCACCGCCGAACAGAATCGGCTCGACCGCGAAGCAGGCAATCAGGACTTGTTCATGCGCCATGATCAGGCACCTCGCGCGTTCTGGATCAGGAACCCGGCGTTCATGCTGGTCAGGTATGGGCGTCGCTCATACTCGACGGGGTAGATCCAGCTCTTGGTTGGCTTCTCGTAGTAGCCTTCCTCGACCAGCGGGTGGCCTTCCAGACGGTAGCTGTAACCAAAGGCAGGGATGGCCATGTTGCGCTCAGACTCCGGCGGCACATAGGCCAACACCGTGCCCGTCCACAGATCAGCGAACGCCGAGGTGGCACTGGCCGCAGACACGGACTTGCCGATGTAGACGTTGTCGACTTCCAGATAGCGGGCGGCCATCGCAGTCGTCAGCGAATCTGCACTGGTGTACTTGAACTGATCACGCACCAGGTTGTTTTCGGCCAGCGCCGCCCAGTCGAGCGGTGAAAACACCACGGTATTGGGGTACAGGCCGGTCTGGGCACGAATCGCCTCGCGGTAGGTGCGGAACTGCTTGGCCACGTTCACGTTGGCCACGTTCCAGCTGTCGGTACCGGATGTCAGTGCGATCTTGTTGTTCACACCGTAGTTCGCAGCATTCAATACCAGGCTGGCAATATCATTCTCGTGGCCGAGCATGATCGAGCGCATGACGTTGTTGATGGCAGTCAACTGCACATCCACTCCGGGCACATCAGCCGCATCGCGGACGTGTTCGCGCGGGGCGACGCCTTCCAGCGAGTCCTGGAACAATGCAATGGGCTCATCCGCGTAGCCGTACTGCACACGTTGCACGGCAGAGCCTGGTGCGCGGCGCGTGGTATACAGCACGAACGCTTCTTTGCCGAACTTGATCAGGCGCACGCCAGACTTGGCGACATTCACGAACGGCAGCAGCTTGTCACCGACAAACTCCTGATTGGTGTAACCCTGCGCGGTGCGGGACAGTACAGCATCCACCACCCGGGCTTGTGCTCTGCTCATTGGCATATCAAATCTTCCTTCTACTATTAGTTAGGCAGCAAAATGCAGCGGACAAATTCGCCAGCGCCGTCGGAACCATCCAGCGCGCGGGCAACCGCGACACCAGCGTCGTTGTCGATGGCGCGACCAGTGACATCCGCCTCAACCAACGAGCCTGCTGTCACCGCCGCGCCCGTTTCAATCGAGATCAGGCCAGACACTTCGACCGTGACATCGTCACCGATGGCGGCCACATGCGTGCTCACCCCCAGCGTGTTTTCACCCGCGCCCGCCTGGGCACCGTCGTGGCCGACAAATCGATACGGCACCAGTGCGCCAGTGGCAGTGATGGTGATAGGCAATACAGGAACATGAACTGGGCCGGGCATGGCTTAATCCTCTTGAGAAACGATTCGAACAGCGTCCACATAGGACACATTGTGTTTTTGGCTGTACTCCATCGCCTTGCGATCCAGGTCAGCATTGGCGATCTTCGCACCGCTGGGCGCAGAGAATTCATGCCCGGCGGATTGATCGGGATCTCCCCCATCCTCCCGCCGCCCCAAACGCACCGCCTTCGGCAGCGACCTCAGAAACTCGGCCATGAAGTCAAACGGCTGGGCGGTTTTGGTTTCGGCCTTGTCGCCATCACCGACGCTGAATTCGAACGCGACTTCAGCCCCGTCTGGCAGGTTTGCCAGAAACTCGGCCATGCCTTGCGCATTCGCGGGCAGCAACTTGCCTTCATTCACGAGCCCGGTAACCAGCGTTTTCGCAGCGGTCAACTTCTGGTTGAAGGCGCTGGTTTTGCGCTCGGCTTCCATTGCATCGAGACGGTCAAGCAGCGGCTTGTTCGCCTGGACGATCGCGTCTTCCAGCTCCTGCTGGGTATAGGTTTTTGGGTCGGGCATACCGTTATCCTCTGTGTGGTTGTCGCCTCTATCTTCAGGGCAAACGCTGTTTTCTGTTTTTAATCCATGCGAGAAACTTTGGCCGACTGGGTCAGCTAGCGAGGCCTGCACATCGCCATTGACGCCCGCGAGGTACTCCAGATCGAACTCGGGCAACAGCTGGTCTGCCGCCTCCGCGCCATGCTCCGCAATGAACCAGTTCTTGAATCGGCGCAGCACAGAGCCAATGGTTTGCAAGCGCCAGCCCAGACCGCGCACGGCATCATCCACCGCGAACTCGATGGCATCGTCTTCCGCAGCGAAGGCGATATCAGCCAGGCCGGGCACCGCAGGCGGCACCGCGCCCAAGAAGCCAATGTGGCGCAGGCGGTAGCCGTTTTCTGTCGGCACGATGGAAATAGAGCGATGGCGGTACTGCTTGGCCTTCACCGCCTCTTCGAATTCCGCGACCACATTCTCGGCCTTGGCCAGCAGCACCTCACCGACGCGCTTCAGGCCCGCCGTCCAACCGTAGGCCGGGTGATTGTCTTTCGGGTGGCCCACCACGAGCGGTGCAGACTGGTCTGCCGTGTGGTTGGCGACGATGGAGTCCAGGTCATCCGTGGTGAAGGTGTTTTCCCGCCCCTTGCTGTCCACATGCGTGCCAGCGCGGAACACCTCGAACCAGTCGGTGAGCCCGGAAAAATTAAATTGGGAATTGGCGTTTTGTGTTTTCATGGTGCCCATTTTGCCGGGGCAAAAGTGGGCCAATCAGGCGAAACGTTTCGCGGGTGACTGCGCTATGAATTGGGGATGGAACGAAAGGTGGTGCAGGATGTGTTGCAGAAGGAAAGAACAGCGAAAGGAAGTGTACCAGCGCGCCCGGAATTCAGCAAAAGCTAAAACCGCCTGAGAGGCCCTACAAGCGACGCTGGCCCGAAGTGGGGCCAACATACGTTTGAAAAGAGATCGTTTGATTTAACCGGTAGTTAACCGGCTTCTCGGGCGTGATCATTCGGAGGGACTGGGTGCAGACTGGAACGCTCAGGCTTCAACCGCTTCGCGCTGGCGTAAAATATCCAGAATCTCAAACTGCTTTGCCAGAAGCGTCTCATCGCAAGCGGGGTGATCCGTGGCTTCGCTGAGCAATTCATCCGCCTGGTCGAGATACTTCAATCGGGACTTTTTGGTTTTCATGGACTGCGCTTTGGTCAGCGCCACTTCAACCAGGTTGGCGTATAGCTGGGTTTGGAAAACCTTCTTGCGTGCGTCGTAAAAGTTGCGCACCTCTTCAAACACTTCCGGTGACATAAGTGGCCGGAATTCATCTTGCACCTTGCTCCAGTGCTCTTTGGCTGAGTTCATTCTGTCTTCAGCGACTTCGCGCTTTTTGCTCTTGAGCGCAATCCCCATCGACTCGCTCATGATCTGAACAGAGCGAACAAGTTGATAGACCTCCATTCCTTGGTCACCACAATCCATCAGTTCCCTATATAACTTCTTTGACGTGTCTGGCGACAGCCTATTGTAGAGCACACGTAGTACCGCATCATCAAACCGCTTTTGCGTTTTCTGCTTCTCGGTATACCACCAAACCCCAGCAGACACAGCAACCAATACAACAACAAACAATATTTCCATGCCAATCTCCCTATGCTTAGTCGCTTTGAGGTAGTTCTTGGCCCATCAATTTATAAGCGGCCTGCACGCTAGCCTTTAATTGTGCCCGATTAAGCTGGGCCGTCCATGCCAAACTAATCAATTGCTTCAGTTGGTCGCCAGAAAAAGTTACACCTAAGTCAGTCTGCAAATCTATTACCGCATTCACAGCTTCTTCGACAGAAGCATATTGCTGTAGCTGGTGCTCCCCCTGCTTCGTTTGGTCTATTCGCTGACCGGTCATGATGTAGAAGGCATCGACCCCGAATTTATGCAGCGCTGTCAGATAATCAATATCTGGCTTACTTTCTCCAGATTCGTATTTGAACTGAGTCGTGCGCCCACACCCGCCAATTTTACCGAACTCAGCCTGCCCAAGCCCAAGCCGCTTACGTTCTTCTCTTATTCTCTCGCCAAATTCGTTCATCTAAAAAAACTCCAAGCATATTTTTATGGTCACATTCGTTGACAGTATCCCGTTACGGCATTACACTCAGCTAAGTGAACACTTTCGATATTTAATTCACAGTATGCCACAGCGAGGGGAAAGACTAAATGACGATGCACTGGGCAGAAATCATCTGCGAGATTCAAAAAAAAGGATTCACGCTATCTCGAATAGCTGCGAGCGAGAAGGTTAGTAAGTCGGTTGTTACTGAAGTTATTCGCGGAACAAAAACCAGCCATCCGGTCGCCTATGCGATCTCCCAAATCACCAACATCCCAACCGAAAAAATGTGGCCAGGCCGCTACCTCGAAAGCCCTGCGGAATACAGAAAGCTGCGTGGCGACAATGAGCGCGGACGCCTGCCGGAAATTCGGAGGGCGAGCTGATGGGCTCCAGACACGCCACCCACACCAATCACCACCTGCCATTTCTCAGAGAACTCAACCGGGAAGCGTTCGGCAGACTGATCGCTGACTCGACACCTGAGCAACTGAAGAAACTGCCCGAGCTGATGGAAATCCTGCTCACCACACCTGTGCAGCACGATGAGGCCAGCGCTTGTGTCGCACTGAACTATTGGATCGAGACTATCAACGGTCTGCGCAGGCAGCCCATAAGCACGACCGCACTGGACGACGACGCCCGCGCTGCACACAGAGCCCAGCAAGCAGAGATCGCCAGGGAATTCCTGCGCAACTACCGACCACTGGAGACAAATCAATGATCAATACAGCCGATGGCCAGGAGGTACGCGAAGGGCGGCTCACATGCTTCGTACACCAATCGTCGGTTTGGACTCTCGATGCTGGCAGCCACAAGGAGGCTGCAATCAAGTTCGCCGTCAGAGCTGCCCCTAGCTGCCTTGACAGAACTCCCATGCACTGGATCGCACCCGTTACCGTCTTCGACAACGAGTCAACAACGGTGACCGTGTGGAAGGTAATGATCGATATGGATGAACCCTTCTACTCCATCAGGGCAACCCAGATAGACCAGTACGAATCAACCAAGCAGAACTAATTCATAACGACAGAAAACTTGCGCCCGGCGCAACTTTTAAAGGAGCAACACATGCCAAACATTGAACTGAGCACCATCCTCCCCACCCATATTCAGGAGTTTCTCCAGCGTAGTGATGCGGTCGGGAAGGGTCTGTCTGTAATTGCCGGCTTGCAAAGCGAAGAAGACTTTATCAAGGCAGATATCGCACTTGAAAACACCGAGAAAACCGCAGCCATCCTGCGCGGCTTTCTTTACATGCACTATCGAAAAAATTCCGAGCCTCGGAATTTTCCTACATTTCTTGCCAAGCGTGGAATCTCACAGAGCACCGCTTATGACTACATGAGCGAGGCAGCTATTTACGCTGAGCTGCCAAGCGCAGACATGTGCGCAAACTTGGCTCAGATAGGCAGCATGAAAGTGCGCCAGCTCAAAGCCCTGTCCAAAGAGGAGCTTGCCGAATTCGCCGAAGGCAAAGAAGTACGCGGTCTGACCATCGAACAAGCCAAAGAGCAAACGACGGAACAACTCAAGCAAAGCCTGCGCGAGTACGAACGTTCCATCAATGCCGAATTGGCCGAAGCCATCCGGGAAAAAGAGGAATACAAAACCAAGTACAAAACCGTCGAGGCTCAACTGGAGACCCAGCAGCGCCAGACGCTGGAACGCTAGGACGATATCAAGTTGCCGG